GGCATCTACAGCACTATATGCCATTGCTGGTGCCGCAATTACCACGACTGCAAGTCCTACTTCTGCAGATAAGATTCCGGTCACTCTGCTCAAGGGTGCTGTTATCCGTATTCCGTTCATTACGACAGGGACAAAGAAGACCTTCGCCGACACTGATTTGTTTATCACAAAGTTCGACCTGAAGGACAAGGTATCCGTTGACCCTGACGATGTAACAGGAGGTATGTGTCACATTATTGACTACGACAATACCGCTTTGACCGTAGATGTCGTGTTCGACGATGCAAATTTAGTTTATTAAGAAGGGAATGATTACCAATGCCAATGAATACAAGCCAATTTCAAAACCTTTACTTGAAGAAAATAGATAAAACCTTTTTCGAGGCGTGGGATGAAGAGTCTGAGCAATGGTCCAGATATCTTAAGGCTGAAACTTCTAGCCAGAATGCTGAGGTAACTCAGAACTTCGCCGGAATCGCTAAGTGGTCTAAAAAGGATGAGCTCGCCAACCCAACTGAACAAAAGTTCAAACTAGGAGACATTATCACGACTACGCATCAACCGTTTGCCGTCACTGTGGTAATGAGTCGTGAGCAAGTTGACGATTCCAAATACAAAGAAGTGGAAGGTATGACCCGTGATGCTGGACATGCAGGACGGGAAACCCTTGAGTCTGAATGCATCGGAGTCCTTGATAATGCCTTTACTGTTAATCAGTACGACGGAGTTCCTTTGTGTTCTGACTCGCATCCTAATCGTGGAGATGCAGGGGGTGTTCAAGACAACCTGCATTCTGGCGCATTGTCGGACGCTACCCTGAAAACAGGATTAACCCTCTTCCGTCAGCAAAAGGATGAAAGCGGAAAGCAGATTCTCGCTCGTCCGAAAAAGCTTATTATTCATCAATCCAAGCAATTTTTGGCGGCTACTATCCTGCAATCTACTCTGCAATCCGGAACTCCTAATAACGACAAGAACGTCCTTCCGGCCCTTGAAATTGTTGATCTCGACTTTATGTCTTCTACTACTGCATGGTTCTTACAGGGTTCTCGCCATGGATTGGTGCATTATTTCCGTGTTAAACCTGAGTTTATCCGAGAAAAGGAAATGCGCCAGAACGGTAGTTGGGTGTGGAATGGATACTTTAGACATAGCACGAGTGTAGAAAATTGGCGCATGTTTTTAGGATCGCCGGGAACCTGATAAGATAACATTGTAGGAAATCCTGGAGCTTAATAAGTAGCAAAAATAGGAGGGGCTTATTCCCCTCCTTCTCAATGGGTCATTTATCGAAAGATATTCAAAATATAGTTGGACAAATGACCCATTACGTTCGAGGCGGTGAAACGATGACCACTAAATATCCTGCTGCAATAGATACATTTACAACTAAAATTGACTACGTTAGCCCTATTATCGCAAAAGATATGAATGACGTTCAGGACGCTATTGTAGCGGTTGAAACTCTTCTGACTCATACCGTGGAAGAAGTTGGAAATATATCTACTACTAGAGCTACTAATATTCAAATCGTAATCGGAGCGACATCAATCAATATCTTCAGGGATGGAGAGCAAGAGTCGTGGGTAGCAACAAGGGATTCGCGCGATAGGTTTTCAACGCTAACAAGGGGAGAAAGAACAATTAGTATAACTTACCCAACGGAGGTGTAGTCTTGGTTGGAAATGATTGGGAAGAAGGGTTTTTCATAGGAATAGCAGTGGGATCAACTGCTGAGCCTGGAAGTGATTACAACATAGGAGACACCATTAAATCATCTAACATGGAAGCTACATCTCAGGTAGTGTGGTCCCTTGATATTACCTATAAAAACGTAACAGTAGATGAAGACGGAAATATATATGTGTCGAGTAGTTATGGTGTACACAAATACAATTCTGATGGAGTCTTGGTGTGGGAAAAAACGGATGTTGAATTCGCAAATGATGTAGCGGTAGATTCTTCTGGTAACGTTTATGTTGCTCACAGGAAAAGCGTTGCACTTCAAACCGTGCGCAAGTTAAATTCATCAGGAACAGAATTATGGTACACAACATCTACTGATGATGCTAACGGTATAGCAGTAGATTCTTCAGGCAATGTCTATGTTGCATATAGCTCAGCAGTACGTAAATATAACTCTTCTGGAACGCTTATTTGGTCTAATACTGATGTAACCGCTATCGCTTATAGCGTAGCAGTAGATTCTTCGGGAAACGTTTATGCTGCCTATAATGCATCAGCTGGAAAAGCTGTGCGCAAGCTCAATTCTTCAGGAACAGAACTATGGTATAGAAACGATTCCGCTAACGGATATGATATAGCAGTAGATTCTTCAGATAACGTTTATGTTGCCTATAATGTTACCGGTTTATATGGCTATCCTTCTTTACGCAAACTTAATTCTTCAGGCACAGAATTATGGTATAAAAACGGGATGGGTTATGTTTATAGCGTAGCAGTAGATTCAACAGGAAACGTTTATGTTGCATATCACTATTTTGGTATTAGGAAACTTGATTCTTCTGGAAACGATATATGGTATTTCCCAATTAACTACGCAAACGCCGTAGTCCCTGACTCATTAGGTAATGCATACATTGCTGTTGGAGATATTACAAGGGGATTAACTAAGATTAAAGCAGATTTATCTTATACGATAACATCATAGGGAACTCACGGCTGATTAATCTTGGTTTTTTATACGTCTCTGCAAGGAGGTTTGTTGTGTCAGAAAAAGATTGGGAAGATGGATTTTCAACGGGAATAGCAGTAGGATCAACTGCTATTACTGAAGGTGGTTATAATATAGGAGATATCATACTATCATCTAACATGGAATCTATATCACCGATAGTATGGTCCCTTGATACTAGTTATAACAGCGTAAAAGTAGATACAGATGGAAATGTATATGCGTCATATAACGAGGGTGTGTACAAATACGATTCTGATGGAGTTTTATTATGGGAAAATATTGAGGTTGGACATGCGGTTGATTTAGACTTAGATTCTTCTAGTAACGTTTATGTTGCATATGATCAAGGTGTTGGTATTAAAACTGTGCGCAAGTTAAATTCATCAGGAACAGAATTATGGTCTAATACATCGGTTGGTTATGCTAACGGTATAGCAGTAGATTCTTTGGGTAACGTTTATGTTGCCTATAACTCAGGAGTGAGAAAGTATAGCTCTAGTGGAACACTTATTTGGTCTAAGACTGATGTAACTTCCGCTAATAGTATAGCAGTAGATTCTTCAGATAACGTTTATGTTGCCTATAGCTCTTCGACTAAAAAAGTGCGCAAACTAGATTCTTCAGGAAACGAATTATGGTCTAAAACTGATTATCCTAACGGATATGATATAACAGTAGATTCGTCAGATAACGTTTATGTTGCCTATTCAACTGCCGCTTCATACAACTATCCTTCTTTACGCAAACTTGATTCATCAGGCACAGAATTGTGGTATAAGAAAGAGATAGGTAGTAATTATAGCGTAGCAGTAGATTCTTCGGGAAACGTTTATGCTGCATATCCCCCGTTTGGTATTAGGAAACTTGATTCTTCAGGAAACGATATATGGTATTTCCCAATTAACGGCGCACGCGATGTAGCCCCTGACTCATTAGGCAATGTGTATATTGCTTCTATAAGTTCTATATATAGCAACAACATGGGATTAATCAAGATTAATGAGGATTTATCTTATACGATAACATCATAGGAAACTATGATATAAAGGTGGCGATACTATGCCTACGTATGGAGCAGATATAGCAACTGAAGAGATAAACATAACGGACGGAACAACCCTTCTTGATGCACTGAATAAGCTTATCGGGGATACTGTGTTATGGTCTGATGCTGTCAAATGGTTTAACGATGGTATTAACGAGTTAGCGAATTACCTTGAAATTGAAACTAAAAAGCAAGTCGTAACCACTGCTGGGATATTAAATTATCCCATACCTGCCGATTGTCAATCTATCTACAAAGCCGATTTACCTTTCGACACATGGGGAACGGATATTATCCTATATGGCGATCCAGGGGATGGCTTGTTCAATCTGTACTACTACAGAAAACCTTTGTACCTATCCAACGTCTACGATGTCCCTGCTGATATACCGAGTAACGCACATTACGCATTAGCTCTGTATGCTGCCATGAGGTACAAACAATCAGAGGAAGATTTCGATCAGGCAACGGAATTCGAGAAGGCTTTTGAGAAAAAGAAAGCCTTAATGGTCGAGTATATTAAAGCGAAGAAATTGAAAGAATCCTCTGGTAATACGTTGTTATCGTCACTGAATAAACTAGTCGGAGATATTGTCTTGTGGGATATTGCCGCCAAATGGTTTAACGATGGTATCAATGAACTAACAAATGAACTAGAAATAGAAGCCACTGCACAAATTGAAACAACTTCAGGGACTCTTCAATATCCAATACCCTCTGATTGTCTATCAATATTCAAGGCAGATTTACCATTCGATACGTGGGAAAATAATATAATTTTCTATGGCGATCCCGGTAGCGGCATTGTGAATCTTTATTATTACAGGAAACCTGCTTATGTTGTTAACGTGCAGGACTTGCCATCTGATATTCCGGTCAGCTCGCATTATGCCCTTGTGTTATACGCTGCAATGCGATACAAGCAATCGGAAAGAGACTTTGACCAAGCTTTAGCTTTTGAAAAAGAGTTTGAGAAAAAGAAGTCATTATTGGTCGATTATATCGAGGACAAGAAGCTCAAGGAATCATCAGGGGACACTTTACTATCATCCTTAAATAAACTTGTGGGTGATATAGTTTTGTGGCCTGAAGCTAAAAAGTGGCTTAATGATGGCATAAATGAATTAACCAATGAACTTGATATTGAGACAACCGCACAAATAGTAACGATAGCAGGGACTCTTCAGTATCCTATCCCATCCGATTGTCTGTCCATAGTTAAGGCCGATCTCCCTTTCGATACATGGGGAAGCGACATTGTGTTTTACGGAGATCCGGGTAATGGAACGGTAAAACTTTATTATCATCGCAAGCCTTTATATATCGAAGGAATTCAAGATTATCCCGAAGATATACCAGAGGGTTCACATTATGCGCTTATCCTGTACGCCGCTATGCGGTATAAGCAATCTAAGAACGAGTTCGATCAAGCCTTAGTTTTCAGGAAAGAGTTTGAGCAGAAAAAGATTTCGATGATTCAACTTATCAAGGATAGGAAGCTCAAGATAGCATCATCAGACAATACGTTGCTGTCCTCTCTTAATAAATTAGTTGAAGATGTTGTTTTATGGGATGCGGCAAAAGAGTGGTTCAATGATGGAATAAGCGAGTTGACCGGGGATTTAGACATAGAAACTATGGCGCAAATAGAAACCGTGGAAGGCACTCTTAGCTATGCAATACCTTCTGATTGCCTATCAGTAATAAAAGCAGAACCAACGTTTGAGGTTTGGGGAAGCAATATAACATTCGACGAAGATCCCGGTGACGGAACCGTTGATTTGTACTATTATCGCAAGCCAGTGTATTTGGTTAATGTGATCGATTTACCTGTAGATATTCCGGTCAGTTCTCGATACGCTTTGGTTCTCTATGCGGCTATGAGGTACAAGCAATCGAAGAAGTTGTTGCCTGAAGCGTTATCCTTTGAAAAAGCCTTTGAGAAGAAAAAGGACTTAATGATTGACCAAGTGCAAGGGAAGGTTTATCCGTCATTGCCAAGGATGGTGTGGTGATGTCTGAAAAGTTACTTTATGAGGTCAAGG